CCACTTGCTGACCTACACCCAATGACTCTAAGACATCCATCTTATCATTGATTGTTTGGAACAGTATGTCCTGTGGATACTTGGCATCCGGTGTTGTAATTACGAACTCTCTCACTGAGAATTTATCACTGATTACCTTGATTGGGTTGATGAGCTTGATAGCTCCTTTGATTGTTGATTCTGACATTGTTTTATTGTTTTAATTATACTTTTGTACTCCTCTATATTCAGCAGTGAAATGTAATGGCATAAAATCCTTTGTAATTACAAACACATGCTCTCCTGAATGTCCATCTCTTCGAGGTATTTCAATGCCTACATTATCAATTATAATGCTATCAAGAGCTATTAATTTCTCAATTTGTTCTATGACATCATACAAAGTTAAAATGTCATTTTTTGTCATATGTTCAAAAGACTCATCTAAATCTTTGAATTTGCATTCTATTTCCATTGTTTATATTTTATTTTAAATTGTTAGTAATTTATTTATTATTTAGTTCGTTAACATATTGAGCATAATATTCAGAGCATGCCCTTAATCTCTCTTTTATCTGTTCCTCAATGGCTAAGTCTCTCTCATATCTTAACACAGTCACCCTATGGTGTGCAGGTATGTGATTAACCTTATGGATTGATTTGTTATCCCAATCAGTGAGCAGAGTATCATCTGTATCATACATGGTGTACACTAACTCAAATGATGGCCTATCATACAGCCACATGTATGCTCTACCCTGCCACTCATAATCTGAGTTTTCACCTTCTGATGGTGTTGCCGGGAAGGTTTCTAAGGACCAGGAGCTCTTGATGTCAATGATTACCTCATCCATGAGTATATCACAACATCCTGACATGAGCTCATTAGTTACTCTGATTGTGTTCTTACTGTACTTTTTAGTGAAACGAACCTCATTGAGTAAGTCAATACCATCCTGCTCCCAGTCAGTTCCTTTGATCATTGGCTTAGTCTTAATGTCTGAGCTGTATCCAAAGAAGTCCTGTTTTGCTATTTTACGTATCTCAGACTTAGCAGTCTCAGACAATAGCTCTGACTTACTCCTGGAGTTAGTCATGAGCTTACCTAATTGTGATGGCCTCCATTTCATAGCTGTTGTATTTCTCGTTTAACTTCTTGCCAATAAGAAAACCTATTTGCAAAGTCTTTTTCTATTAGTTCTTCAAGTATTTCATCAACTGCAATCAATGCACATTGTTTAACTTCAAACATAGAAGTATAGTGTTGAATTTCCACAAAACTATATTTGTCAACTAATTCTTTTGCTTTCTCTTTTGCTGTCATAGCTGTGCCTCCTGTTCTTTGGTTAAATAAAACTTAGCTTTCAACTCCTCAACTGTAAACTCATTAGATGCTATCTTAGCAAGAGCAGCCTTGAAACGTGCATCTGATAATGATTCTTTTTTAGTCTCAGTTGGTTGTTCCTTTGATGCCTGTTGACCATCATCATCCACTGCCTGCAATGAGAGAGCTGACTGCAGAGTATAACGTCTGTAGTAAGTGATTGCACTACCCATCTGCTGAGGTGTGATACCTTGAGGTAAATCCATACATGACTCAATCATTGCACCTGAATCAATATCAACTATCTGAGTGCGCACACTATTGGCCTGAATAGGTTGTAATAAGATTAAGCCATTCTCAAGTAATACAGGCTCAACCTCTGCCATGATAGCATTGAGGTCAGCATACTTTGAGTGGTGACTTTGTGCATTCTTAACTACCTTACCAATGGCCAACTTTGCCCTGTGTAGTTTTTGGTGTAGAGTCAAGGTGTTACCTAACTCATTTAGCTCCTTGATTTTCTCAGTCGCTGTTTTGATTTCATTTTTCATACTGTTTTTATTTTCATCAAAGATAATAAACTTTTGCATATATAATAAATAAAGTTATTAACATTTGATTGTTAGCTCCTCACCTGTGAGTGCAAAGTATAGGTTTTGAAGTTGGTGAACATGCTCAATATCCTTATACCAATCACCATACTCATTTATGTAGAAATGACAATACACATTATCTTTAGTGTCAACATCATATCCACCCTTTTGATAGAGATCCTCAAATTCACTATATTCAAACCCAAACTTTTCTAACCAATTTGTGTTCAATGGTATTGGCTCAAAGCTGGATAACAACCTCCATGCATTAGAGGAGTAAATATAATCTGTTTCAATACCATCAACAAGCCATGATATATTGTGTCCTACTCCTTTGACATAATTACCAACTCTCAATTCATTTGCCTTCATATCTAATCTATTTCATTATTAATACCCTTGATTGGGTGTTTATATTTCTTTTTTTTGTGCTTTAAATTCACAATGATGCGGGGGTATTTTAGTTTGATTCGCATAATATCAATATTTCTTGTTCAACTTGTACCCAATAATCATATGACAATTGTATATCAATATCTCTATAATCCCAGCATTGTTTTTTCATTTCAGAAACTAAAATCAATGCACATTGTATAGCATCATTAAATGAAAAATATTCTATATGAGCTTGAAATAAATCATATGTATTAACTATTTGTTTTGCTTTTTCTTTTGGACTCATAAACTCTGAATAAATTTATCATACCATACCACAAACTCATCAAATGTCCTCACAATAATATACACACCTCCTGCATTCTCAATGGCTTGTTGATACTGTTTTTGTGCTTCACTTTGTTTATCTTTTTGCTTGATCTCAATCTTAACTGACCGCCCTCTGATCGTGGCAGAAATATCTGCAGTACCTTTGGTTGACTGTCCAGGTGTCCATTTGCCAGGTAACTGTTTTGTGTGTGCCATGATGCCAAATCCGACCTGTATCTTTGCTCCTTCCCTGTACTGACCCTGTGAACTTATACGTTCAGCTTGACCGCCATTGAACTGTATCCATGCAATGACACACTTTGTCAATGCATTGGCTGAGTTATCTGTCCAATCTGTCTTTGGTATGTATGCCTCTGGCATGTTAGGATATTTCTGTTTCAACTGCTCCATCATTAGAGCATTGAGTTTGTCTTTGTTACTTCTTTTCATGATATTAGATATAAAATTTGATCTATTTTTGATACTCCTTTTGGCATGTGTCCAAACCATTCAGGGTTGCAATTTTCAATAATCTTGAGTGTCTCACTTTCCAAATCTCTAAGTCTATTAATTTCTTCCTGGTATCCCTTAATGATGTCAATATAGGATTTATTGAGGGATCTCTGTAACTCAGTCTCAATTCGTAATTTTTCATTACATTCTGATATTCTGTTTTCAAGGAGTTCAATTTCTGATTCACTGGTAGGTTGTTGTATTTTTCTATTGTATGCATCAATTGTTCTTTCATGCTGTTCAATTTCTGATTTAACCCATCTAATTGTGTCTGATTGTTCAATCTCATCATCTGTAATTGCTCCTCCTTTGTCTGCCTCAAGTTCTGCAATTCTATCTGTAATTGCTTTAAGTTTTGCTCCTGTATTTCGCAATTCTCTTGTATAGATATCTGTTTGTTCTCGTAATTTATTCTCTCTCTCTCCTCTCTCTCTTGATATATTATCTCTAATTTCTGCAATTTTTCCCTCTCCATCTTGTATTCTTCTGTTAAGTTCACTAATTTCTGTAACTCCGATGATATCATCTCTTTTACTGATTTGATTTCCGTTCTCATCAATGTAAATTTTGAATGTTAATATTTGATTTTGTTCTATAAAGTCCTGTTTTTTTTGACTTATATCACTTGTTTTTATTATCTCAATGACACATGGAGTGCCACATGGAAGGTTAGCCAGGACATCTGCTCTGAATTTACTGTCTACAATTCTAATTTCTTCCTTTGGATTTATTAAAAATACCTTATAATCTTTGATATTTATATACTGTTTTTCAAGTATATTGAATTTAAATTGCTTATGCTCAAATGATTCTGAGTCTTTGTCATGTGAATAGTCATAATAAATACCATTGATGATGATTCTTTGATTTGATAATGTCCTCCAATGGTCAATCTGTTTTGGCAAATTGCATAACAAATTTAATTCAATCTGTAATCCTGGATCTAAATACCATTTTCTATTGTCAAGTTTTACAGCCTCCTCAATTGAAACAATATTACCAAACTCATCATAAGCATAAGGATATTTGTTTGACTTATTAGAATGGAAGGTCCTCATCTTTTTTAGTGTTTGGGTTATCAGATTTGATTTCGTAATATCTTTGACCATTACTTGATACATTATCAATATCAATTTTCTTAAATTCAAAGTAAGATCTCAGCCATGAATTAAAATTTCTATTTGTCAACCATTTTTTGAAATCCTCATACTCATTGACAAATGTTTCATACCATTGCTTATAGTTTATCTGTTGACCAGGAGTGAATTTTTTATCATCCATCCAATCAATAAACTCCTTTGATGTTTGATTGATAAGTTTTCTAATCTTTAAATTCTTATGCTCATAAGATACAAGGCCATGCTCAAGATAATAATGTAAACAGTTAATCATGAAATGGTCAAACCTTGCCCACTCATCCTGGTCCCAATCATCAAACAACATACAATTGAACTCATCCAATGGTGATTTGTGAGCTCCAAAGTAACTTGATAACTCAACTTCAAACATCCTCCTTGTGAATGATCCTCCCTCTGCTCTGATTGTATAATTAGTAGATATCAATACTTTTGGAGAGTCTTTTACCGGTAACTTTACAGCATCTTTGCCCTTGTATTCTATTGTAATACCCTCTGTGATAATGCTAAATAACTTCTCAAAATCAAAATTCTTTTTAACATCATCAAATGCTAACACCTGGCAGTCAGTTGATACTGTCTGATAAGGGAAGGATTTATTAAAATCAAATGTTTTGCCATCAATTGTGGATACTTTTTTCATTTGACTTATTGCATTTGTCAATAATCCCTTACCACTTCCCCCATTAGGATTGTCAGATATTACCTCATCATTTAAAATTATTGCTTTATTGTTAGCGTTTGTCTTATGTGAGTGCAGTAAATATCCTATGACTGACTTCATGCTGTTATATCTCTCTGTTTCTTCACCTGAAATCAACCAGATAAAAGTTCTGAACATGCTCTCATGGTGATCTGCAGTCATGAAATCTCTATCGATAACTTGATCCTTCCAAATATAAAAGTCAAGCTCATCATAATCGTATATCTCATACTTATCCTTGTAAACTTTGACCGCATTATTTTGATAATATATCATAGCAAACTCCTTCTCATCCTTTAAAAAGTCAACATGTGCAGTGTCAATCATTGATAAGTATGGTGTTGTAAAGAGTTTTGTTCTATTTGCACACAGGTTGAATACATCAATTTCATTTGCAGCCTCTAAATTTCTAATAACATGGTCCTTTATTTTGTATTCATTGACCTCCTCAAGGAAATTCTCTGCCTTAGAAATAAATACAAAAGTTTTATCATTACCAACAGGATAGTATTTGTAATAATTCAATGACTGCAGATACAATTTCATTTTGAATGAGTTGATTTGTAGCTTGCCATCTGAACTGTACTCCCAAAACTCATTTATTTTTGTAGTTTCTTTGATGATGTTTATCTCATTGTTCAGCTTTTCAACATCAATATCAGAGAATTGCTGTTGTATATCCTTCTCTTTTTTGCCACTCATGACCATTACCATGAGTTTCTTTTTACGTGGCTTATCCTCAAAGAATTTACTATTGAATTGAGCAGTGTGTTTATACGCTGAGTTAACAATGTTTGTTATTTCAGAAACCGGAAAGCCATTCTCTGCATATCTTGAGCAGTAAGTCATGGCAGTTTGTTTGTTTACTCCAAAATCATTGAATGATGCTGCCAATTTAAATACTGAATTGTTCCTATTATTTCTGTCATAATGTTTTTGAAACCAAATCACCAACTTATTTGCAATAACATCCTGGTCATTGATAGGAATATTTGTCACATCACCTATCTCAATTGGCTCAAGTTCTGTTATCTGTATCTCAGGTGTATATATTTCAGCATCAACGTTGACATATATCAATGGATCATAAGATTCAAAGCAAGCTCTTGAAACATCTTTGCCGGATTGATCCACATTAGGAAATTTCTCTTGAATTGTTTTGTAGATACTTTTAAACTCAGTATCATTGGACACAGCTTGAATTCTGTAAAGTATTTTTACTCCATTGCGAGGTGAAATCCATGCAGAAAAAACATACTTATCTGACTTGATATTCTTTTTGAACTCTTTTGCCTCATCCAATGTATTGAAATTATCAAAATCTAACACCATCAACCCGGATGATTTTTTCAATCCACTTTTTGACCTGGTAGTGAACACCCCATTGAAACAAACAATAGGCAATTGAGCTTTTAAAAACTTCTGCTCATCCTCATCCTCTGTAATTCTAATCTTTTCGACTAAATCTTTTGATGCACCATCTTTTATACGGTCCAAAAAATATCCCACATCTTTATTTAATTTGGGTGCAGTGTCAGTTACTTTTTTAAAAAATGATACTTTCATATAATTGGGAAGTGATTAAAAAATAAAACCCCTGTAAAAGTAGCCACGACCAAGAGGCATCCTAATACAGAGGTTTCAATAATTTTTTTCATATTTGGTCGTAACTTATGCCTACAAAAATACTAATTATTTTAATATCAAAATCAATTGTGCTAAAAATTTATTGTTTGTTCTGTTTTGTGCTGAGTTTGTACTGATTAAATTCTTTATTATCAATTACTTAAATCAAAATAGCACAAAAAAACAAAAAAATTTAGCTTTGAAAA